CCTGTTCAGCTTCTACGCCAATCTGGGCACGTCTTGTCTCAAGTTCCTCGACGGTCATAGTGGTAAAATCCATTGTTAGACCTCCGATAATATTCTTATTAACTGTTTTTTTCGCTCTATCTCTCTCCGCTCTGCTTTTGCACTCTCCAGTGATGCCTTTGCGCTCTCCAGCGCATCAGACAAACCGCGCGCGTTGATTGATGTTGCTTCATATGCCGGGAATGTAACTGCGGACACCTCGAACACTTTAGAAATGCTCCGTATGTGTCTTGTCGGGTGCTCGCTGTCAAGTTCTTCCCATATATCCGAATCGACAACAAACATGAAGGACATTCCGGAAATATCCCCTCTGCTCACTGCCGAATACAGGCTCTTTGCTTCCGCGTTGTTCTCGGTGTCGAGGTCAACACGAATTGTCATGCCCGCGCCGGGAACAACCTGCATCTGCATGGTGCTGTTGGCGTTGTTGTTCCTTGACCTTGCCAGCGGGATCATGTCGGTATTGTGGTTAATTAAAAAACGCACATCGCGAAGATCAGTCTGTGCTAGTGCGCCATCATCAATTATTTCGTCATACCATTCTAAATCTGTACGCTCGTTGTAAACAATTGGCTGTCCGGTCAAGAAGTGCCCATGCTCTTCATTCTGTTCAGCGCGGACCTCAAAATTAAAAGCCCGAATCTCTTTACTCATCTGTATCGTCCTCCGTCACTGTCATGCTTTGGATTCTGTCGCCATTCCGCAAGTCGTAGTATTCGCCTCGAATCGGGATTGCTTCGCCCTTACCGTCGGGAAGCGGAGGCAGTCCCCACACCTCGCGCATTTCGTCAATGCTCGCCATGCCTCTGTCCGCCCATCCGTTTGTGACTTCCAGCTTGTCCTTGTTGGTCATGTACTGGATCCTGTTCGCGGTGGCTGTGACTTTGTTGCCTTGCGTCTGTTCGCGGAACGTAAACAGCATCTTTGTCACGACTTCCGAGAACTGAATAGCGAACGGCTCGATAGCGCCCTCATAGAACGCGCTCCATGCGTCGCCGACTGCCTTGTTGGTAAGGATGTCTTCATTTACGCCGAAGTATTCGTAGACATTATCCTTAATGGCTTTCATCTGGTCAGCGTCAATGATCCACGGTTTGACATCTATCTGCCTAATGTCCTTGTAGGTATTCGGGAACAGTAACAGACCGCCGCCTTCCGCATCGCGGGCAAAGTTCCTTGCAGTGAATCTCTTTCGCTCTCTTGCCAAATCTTCGTCAGATGAGAAGTTAGCGAGCTGAGCCATGAAACGGTATGTTGCCGCGCTCTTTACGCCTTCCTGTATGCCCTGATTCTGAATGTGTATCAGGTCCATCGTGGGGAACAACGCGTGATTGTTCTCGCCGAAGAAGTCACTGCGATATTGGTATTTGGTCATCACTCCGCAGAATTCCATCTCAACCGCCGCCGTATCGCCCCATGTAAATTCATATCTGAGGTATGGCACGCCGCCATATTGGACGATTTGCGCCCTGTTTGGAAGTACTGCATAAATCCCACTAGGCTCTCCGAATTCGTCGAATACGGGCACGATAAAGGCCGTATTGTGCATGTCGAGAATTGTGCTCAAACGATAGAAGAACTGGCTCCACGTCTGGAACTGGTTGGGCGCGTGTTTAAGTTTCGCCTGTAACGCCCGCCGCGCTGATCCCTGTATATCGAACTTCAATTTGCTGATATGCGTCGCCCGAATTCCGATAGCTGCGCGGACGATCTCGCTCTCATACGCATCGCCGCCCCACTGGGAGAAGTGCGGGGAGTATCCCGTCAGCATTTTGAAGTCACCCTGATATGTGCCCTTCGGTGCGGGCTTCTTTCCGAAAATAAAATCAAACAGTCCCATGTTTTTCATTCCTCTTAGGCGTAGCGCCAATGATAGCCGCCCGCCGTATTTCTATTTCCTCTTAATACGTGAGACATGCTACCTCTTGCGAAACCTTTCGCATCAGCCGCCGCTTTGCCACTTGGAAACCATTCGCCCGTCTCAACGCAAATAACAGGCATAGAACGTGCTTCGCTTATGCGCTTCTTATGCGTTTCTGTCTTAGGCTTTCGCATTTTCTCAATTGCTTCGAGTGGCATTTTTTTGCCTTTCCAAAACGATTCTTGCCCAATATGTGCAAGCCTATTTCTCTCAATTTGTTCTTGGGAACATTTTCTACCGCGCAATGGGGACGGCTTCCCGTAAGCGTGATTTTTTTCGCCAATTTGTGCCGCACTTATTTTGCGCTTAGTTTCTTCCGAATGCGTTCCTGTGCAATTGCCGCCGTTTTCGATATTGTACCCATATTGTGGATTATTCGACTTCAATTCCCTAATTAATTGAATCTCTTTATCCTCTGCTTGGCTTTTAGATAATCTATCAAACAGTATTTCGTGCCGAATATTATTCCATCCATACTTTTTTATCGCTCGATAAAATAGCACGTTGTTATGATAACCATATCCATTCTGCCATCGCCTATTAATATCTGCTTGAGATGTTATCCCAATATATATTTTGCCGTTTGGGCACGTATGACGATAGACTTTATACATTGCGCTCATTCTTTAGCTGTTGCCCTATTTCATTCCAATACTTTTGTCTAACACACATACTGTCTAAGAGTGCCGCAGTTCCGTCAATGTGTACGGACGGCGAGAGCTTAACAAGTTTCCCGCGCCCGCGTTCGGTTGACATCTTAATTGCTGAGTTAAGCAAGTGGATTTTAAGCAGGTCGTTATCGCCGATGCAAATCTTTCCATCTTCCATCATTCCCTGTGTTTCCTGAATGACGCCGTAGAGGTTTTCACCCTGAAAAATATCGTCCATGTGAAAACCATAAGCACTCATATCTTGAACAAGGTACTGCGCGCTGTATCTGTCATAGCCAACCTTTAGCGGGAGTATCTTGTATTTCTCTACCAAATCCGCAAACCATCGGAAGCAGTCGTGATAATCTACGAAGTTATCGCCCGATAATGTCAGGAATCCCCTCTGCACATATGCCATGTACGGAATACCATCCCTCTGAGTCGCTTCATCAATGCGCTCAGCAGGCAAAAAGAAGTGGGCAAATACATACAGTTTCCCACCCTTCTCAATCACGGCCGTGCAAGCAGTCAGGTCGCGTGTTTGCGACAAGTCGATGCCGCCGACGCAATAGCACCCGGCGAAATCTTCCAGCTCCATGTGTTCGCCACTTGCCCCGTTTACCACCTGAGCGGGGAGCCAGGCGAGTGAGCTGTTCTGCTTCAGACAAGCATATTTACAAATAAATTCTGCCTTCTTACTTAACGAACCCTCTGCAATCGCTATTTCTTCAAGTAAATAATCAACGGATACAGAAACACCGAGGTTTGGGTTGCTCTTTCTGAGCTCGTTTATATCGTTCCATTTGTCGATTTCATCAATCATATAAAGGAATGGCAATAAACGCGTTTCCTTTGATTCGCCCAATAAAAAACGAGTTGATCTTTTAACCAACTCGTCGTAAATCCCGTCGTTAATATAACCGCTTGTGGATATTGAGAACATGATAGGTTGCTCTCTTGCGCCAGCGCCGGATTTTAAAACCTCATAAGCCTTTATTCCCTTATCGCCAGACCATGCGGCAATTTCATCTTGCACAGAAATGTGCGGGTTGAATCCATCCGACGTACGGTCTGACAGAGCGATTTTCTGCAAAGAAGAGTTTGATTCCTCGATATAAATATCTGACTTGCGATGTTTTGTTTTTGGATTAAGTTTCTTGTTTAATAATACCGTTCTCCAAAATGCACTATATACGATATCCGCCTGTGCTACCTTCGGCGCGACGCAATACCCTCTCGCTCCATATTCACCATCGCCATAAAGCATATATGCAATGATTGCAGACGCTAACAACGTTTTGCCGTTCTTTCTCCCGATAACAACAAAAACCTCGCGAAAGTGTCGGTTGCCGTTTTTATCAACAATTCCAAACATACATGATAAAAGAGCCTTTTGCCATAATTCTAGTTTTAGCAAATTCGGCGCAAGTTTCCCCTCAGAATGTCTGCATTGTGTTTCTATGAATTCAATTGCTCTGTTAGCCTTTTTCTGGTCGAACTCAAACGCCTTTTCTTCTAGCCCACGAATAATATACTCATAAAGAAGTACTATCCACTTACCAGTGATAATAGAGCCGTCTTTAATTTTTTGATAATAGCGGAATATGTAATTATCCATATTCGCGTCTCCAGAAATATCCACCACTTGTTTTTTGTTTGCCATGCAACACCGCCTGTATTCCAGAAGGATATTTCCCGATAAACGCGGCGGCTTCTATTATCGAGCCAAATCTTGTGACTTCTTCGCCTGTAATTGTATCAATGGCAATCACGCCCTTTGAACATGGATGCTCGCTACCAAATTTTCCTTTGTTAGGACTTACTTGGCCCTTTTTGGATTTGCTAATTTTCTGCTTCGTTTCGGCTGTGTGGTGCTTCCCATACATATAATTGCGTTCGCCGGAATTCTTATCGCTTATCCAGCGTTTAAACGCTTCTGAATGTGTGCGCCCTTTGGATTTTTCCCCTATTTTCTTCCGCGTAGAATCTGAATGCCTTGGATGCGTTCCGCCTTCTGCGTAATTATATCCATACTGCTCATCCATCAGTTTCCAGTTGGCAATATAGGCCTTTTCTAATGTTTCCGCCTCTTTGAGCGTCAAGCCGTCCCTTATAATGCGATGTTCTATGTTATCCCATCCATATTTATTTATCGCGTTTGTCATTCGGATATTTTGGGCGTAACCGCGACCATCGCGCCATCTTCTGTTTACTTTCTGCCCTGTAATTCCAACATAACGCTTTCCGTTAGGAAATACATGAACATATAGCTTGTATGTAGTTTCCATGTTTACCGCCTTTTGTAAACGCCTTAAAATAAATTGCCAAAGAAACAGTTAAGGCTTACTGCTTTTCGCGTTGCAATCGCTATCTTTGGCAAAGTATCGCTATCTCGACCCTAGAGAGAGGAAAATCAACCTCCGCCCACCGGTCTCCAATGGGTACTGGTTGCCTACGCAACAAGGGGGATCCCCTACGCCATCACCCGCCCGAATTTATCCACCTTGTACCGTCGTTTCGTCCTGTGCTGCTCTGCATGACAGTCACGGCAGACCGCCAGCAGGTTCGAGAAGTTAAGAGTCACCGACGGATCATTAATGTTCTGCGGTGTGATGTGGATGATATGGTGGACTGTATCAGCGGGAGTGTAGAGCCCGCGCCTGAGACAGACCTCACACAATCCCCGCGCCTGCTTGAGGTATGATGCCCGGCATGACTGCCACGCTTTGGATTTGTAGAATGTCTTAGCGTATTCCTGCATAACAATAGCGGGCCCACTCTCGAGCCCGCGGTGGTATGATTTATTCCGCGCTATCGCC